TGACCATGCTTCGAGATACTTCGACGGATTATCTTGAATATTTGGTTAACGGCAACACTGCTAATTTAAATCAGAACCTTGCAACAGTATTTATACTATGTATGATTTCCGAACTCTTCAACAACCGAGATTTAACTAAAAGTGGAGCAGTAACTCGTAACAATATCCTAACTAGCATACTCGTACAATTACAATATGCTTAATATCAGTACAAAACCACACAATTTAAAACATACGGTTTTATTCCAACGTTCTACATTAGGTAAGGATGTTGACGGTAAACCAACATACATTTGGACTGACATTTATCAAACGAGGTGTCATGTTCGTTCTACTGTATCAAACGAATTTATACAAGGTAATGGTGAGGATGTCAAAATTGATAAGACAATAGTCATTAGATTACATCATAAACATACATTAGCCGAGAATGATATTGCAATCATTAAAGGCATCCGATATAACATTAAAAGTGTCGTTGACATACAAGATGAACATGAATGGCTCGAAATTAAATTGGCAAAGGTGAGAACATGAGTGTAGAAGTAGAAGGAATTGACGAGTTAATATCTAGCTTGGAACAGTTAGGGGATGTCGGAAAGAAGGCAGGAAAGAAGGCAGTTAATGAGGGGTTAAAAATATTCCTCGAAGAAATGAAAAAGGATGCACCAGTTGACGAGAATAATTCTCGTAGTAAATTAGCAGTTCAGAATGTTAAGACCAACAGGAACGGTGCATCATGGGGTTCAGTTGGAATTGGTAAAAAGAATTGGGCACAGACCAAACAGTTATGGTATCAACATTGGGGGTATCGTAACTTCGGTTGGTACTTCGGTGGTAAGTTAAAGATTGACAAGAATGTTGGTTGGATGGACAAAGCATATGAGAAGTCGAAGGCTCAAGCAGAGCAAAAGACTACTGAAATTCTAAAAAAGGAGATTGACAGTCTATTACGATGAATACTTTATTAGAACAGGTATTATCCGAAACAGACATAGATTTCTACTTCTTGGAGCGCCCAGTGGATGTGTTTCCATGTATCGTTTACACTTACAACGAATATATGAACACAATGGGTGACAACAAGGAAGAGTCGACAAGGTACGACATATACTTAAATCTATATGTCAAGGAAAATATATTCGATACGATTGAGAAAATCAAGGATGTAATGAATGAACATTACTTCAAGAAGAACATCATAAATGCACCAGTAAAATTTGATAATACAGACTATTATCAAGTCACATTTAGTTATTCAAAGACACTTTCAAAATAGTGTCTTTTTTTATTACAAAAATTTAAACACAAAGGAGATCAATAAATTATGGCAAGAGAAGTCGGAATTAGTAATATAATGTTATTCCCATTAACAAAAGATGCAGAAGGGGATGACCCAACTTGGGGTGCAGGGTACAGAGTACCTTGGGCAGTCAACTTTGAGTCTGAAAATGAATACTCAGAAGGAGAATACTACGCAGACAATATTATAGAATCATCAAAGAAACAATTATCTAAAGTTAATGTAACAATGGAAGTATCTTCTGATACTCCACCTTCACTAGATGCAAAAATAACTGGTAAAGGTTACATGAACGGCAAATCGTATGTTGCTACTGGTCAAACTGCACCTTATCATGCAATAGCATACGAAATAGCCATGGATGACGGAAACCTTAGAAGAAGGGTAATATATAAAGTTGCTTTAGCTAAGAACTCAAGAAACAATGCAACTCAAGAAGATTCACTAGAAGGTCAAACTTTCTCATATGAAGGAACTGGTGTCCCTCTAGTATCTAAAAAGCAAGTTGAAATGGAAATGGACTTAAAAGAAATAAATGCAATAACTGACTCACAAGAAAAAGAATTAGCTTTAAATCACTGGGAAAAATTCTTTGAGCAACCAATATTAGCAGACGAAACAAACCAATTATAATCATAAACCTACCCCTTTGGGGTGGGTATTTTTTAGGAGGAAATTATGGAGAAAATACATCTAGGTAAAAAACGAATTGTTGAATTAGAAATAAACGGGAGAAAATGCGTTGCGGTACTTGACAACTACGCAATAGACCATTTTCAAGTTACAAATGGTAAAGGATTATTAAAAGCTATTGAAGGTATTCAAAACCACAATATAAGCTCAATCATAGCGTTATTGGGTTCAGTAATAAGAGATAAAAAGACAAATAAGCCTGTTGGGGTTAATTACTTCAAGCAGTTTGACACAATGGACATTATATATACGTTGATGCCAGTTTTAACGGAACTTATACCTGATAATTTACCACAAGCAGGTAATGAAAAAGAAAAAAAGTAGATAAAGAGTCGAAAGGGTTTATTGATATAGCAAACCTATATTATTTGGCGAAAACCACCTTAAAGTGGGGTGACGAGGAATTTTGGGATAGTTCCCCTAGATTTCTATTTGAACAATTCGAATTATTCTCCAAATATAATAAACCTAAAAAAGACAATCGAACTAGAAAATCAAGACGAAATGACCGAGGGGAAACAATTAGAACCGAGGTTAAACGATATAAAGTATTAGACAGTATAGGGGTGAAATAAAATGTCAGACACTAAACAGTTGACGGTCAAATTAGCCTTACAGTCTAGTTCTTACACTCAACAAATAAAGTCAATTAATACATCTAATAAGCAGTTAAAATCGGAGTTTGAAGCCTTAAACTCTACATCTAAAGATTATCAAAATACTTTGGAAGGTAAGGCTGCCAAAATAAAAATGGTCAGTTCAACTTTAGATAATGCTAAACAAAAGGTATCAATATACGAAACACAAGTTTCTAAATGTAAAGATACTTTGGATAAAGCAACCACTGCGTATGATACACAGAAAAAGAAGGTTGACGAGTTACAACGAGAACTAGACGATGCCAAAGACACATACGGTGAAAATTCCGACGAAGTTCAAAGATTAGAAGAGGAATTAACACAGGCGGAAAAAGCACTTGACCGAAATCGTTCTGCCGTTACAAACGCAGATAATGCCCTTGGCAGGATGGAAACCTCACTAAACGATGCCCAAAGGGAAGTTAATACACTAGAAAATGAATTAGGTGAGCTTGAAGGTGAATTAAAAGACCTTAGTAGTGAAGCCGATAATGCAGGTAACTCATTAAGTAATTTTGGTTCAAATCTTGAGAAAGGTGGGTCGACATTACAATCCGCAGGTAGTGCAGTTAGTGGATTCAGTTCTTCAATGCTTGACATTGGTAAAACCAGTGTCGACACTGCTAGAGAGTTTGAAAATGCTATGTCACAGGTAGGTGCGACAATGGGGTTAACTGCCGACGAGATTGCCGCAGGTAGTGAAGATTTTAATATGTTATCTGATAAAGCAAGGGAAATGGGGAGTCAGACATCCTTTTCCGCGTCACAGGCGGCCGAAGCTCTGAATTATCTCGCCCTTGCTGGCCTCGACGCCACAGAGAGTTGTGAGTTATTACCGAAAGTGCTTTCGTTAGCTCAAGCAGGGGGTATTGAATTAGCAGAAGCCAGTGATATGGTCACAGATGCCATGTCTGCGCTTGGGGATAAAGCAGGTACATCATCAGAATTTGTCGATAGAATGGCAAAAGCATCTCAAAAATCGAATACTTCGGTGGCTCAATTAGGTAATGCAATATTAACCGTAGGTGGTACTGCCAAATCACTCGCAGGGGACACTCGAGAACTTAACACTGCCTTGGGAATATTAGGAGATAATGGTGTAAAGGGGGCAGAAGGAGGGACGGCACTTCGTAATATAATCCTTTCCTTATCTTCCCCAACAGATGTTGCATCTAAGAAAATTGAAGAATTAGGACTTCAAGTATTTGATGCCGACGGTAATATGCGTGCTATGGACGAGATATTATTTGATCTTAATGATTCACTTAAAGATTTAACAGGTGAGGCACAAACTAAAGCAATATCTACTATATTCAATAAGACAGACTTAAAATCAGTCAATGCGTTATTAGCCAACGTAACTACAAGTACAAAAGGTGTTAATGAGGCATTGGCAGATTTAGGTGTTAATACTGATGACATTTCAGAAGGTTTAAACGAAATGGCATTGGCATTTGATATTAATACAAAAGAATCAGACTTCGTTGCCGAGGCTATGGACAAGTTAGGATTGACAACAGAACAAGCGGAAGTTGCTTATTCTGAATTAATGTGGGCAGTAGAGAACAACGAATCCCGTTGGTCTGAACTATATGGATATATAGACGAATCCGACGGGGCTGCATCCGACATGGCAGAAACAATGAAAGCCAACTTACAAGGTGGACTTGAAGGTTTAAGTTCTGCACTTGAGGGTGCTTACATTACAATAGGTAATTTATTTTTACCTGCTATTAAATGGGCGACAAGCGCAATCACTGACCTTTTATCTTGGTTCAATAATGCAGATGAAAGCGTTCAAATATTAGTTGGTGCGTTCGTTGCGTTTGGTGCTGCACTTGCACCTATATTAACCATAACTGGTGGATTAATGATATTCCTAAATAGTGCGATGACCGCATTTGCAAGTTTATCTGCAACGGTGTCGGCTGCGGGTGGAATGATGTCCTTTTTCTCCGCCTCGATAGCACCAGTATTGGTTGCAGTTGGATCGGTAATTGCAGTAGTAGTTGCAGTTGCTTTAGCAATCAAAGAAAACTGGGACGGCATAAAAGATGCTACCCAAAAGCTAGTAGAACGATGTTCACCGTATTTTGATGACCTTAAAGATGCTTTCAAGAACCTTTGGGAAACTGCCAAAAGTATTTGGGAAACAGTAGGACAACCAATATTCAAGATACTTGGTGAAGTAATCGAAGTTGCAATCCGTACTTCGATACCAATAATAAAGATGCTATTAATACAATTTACTGCCGTTGTTAATGGTATTTCTACAATATGGAACGTTGTGGGACGACCAGTATTCAGTTTAATCGTAACTGTAATACAAACAATGTGGAATGTTGTCAAACCAATATTACTTGCATTTTCTGATGTGTTCTCAAGTATGGTCAACGTAATTCGTAAACTGGTCAACAGTTTATTTAAACCTGCTTTCGACTCCATGAGTAATGCAGTTAAATCCATGTGGAATAGTGTTCAGAAGTCTTTAAACTCATTCCAAAAGGGAGTTCAGAACGTAATGAAAACTGTTCTATCACCCGTCAAAGAGGTTATCAAATGGTTTGATAAATTAGCAAATACAGTTGGTAAGGTGTCTAAATCGGTCGTTGGTAAAGTTCAATCAATGTTTAGCGGTCATAGTTTAGATGACGAGTTTGGAATTGCAGTTGCATCCGATGATTCAAACGGTGTGGTAGCTTTAAGTGGTTCTTATTATACTAGATCAACTCCACTTGCCGAAACATATGGTCAATTAAGCAATACATTAAGTACTGCAAATGGATATATGGCATCCAGTACACCTTCAAATGTTGACGGTATGTTCAAAAGGATGCTTGAACTAATGACATTACAAACACAGTTATTAGAAGATAGACAAGAAGTAGTTGTCAATGTAGGTGGTACTGAACTTAAACAAGATTTCTACGACTACACAGTTAAACGATTAAACACACGAAGTAAATTACTGAAAGGATTTTAATATATGAAATATGGAACTTTATGGTTTAATGATAAATCAAATAGGGACATAGGGGTTAAAGTCAAAGGGATAATCAATTATCCCTTGGTAATTCCTATATATACGACTTATGAGGTCCCAGACGGTACGACTTACCGTAGACTTATTGGTTACGAGGAAAGTTCAATACCAGTGACATTTAATATTATGGATGATAAATACATCCGAAAAATAGTTGCATCAATGAATGATTGGTTAGTTAATATCAAAGATAACAAATTGATCTTCGCAGATGACAAAGAATTTTATTATGTTGTTAAGTTAGTTGAACTAGATTCGGAGTTTAGCAGAACACTTCAAGACCTTGGAGAATGTCAAGTTAACTTCATAGTAGAACCATTTAGAAGAAAGCTAAGTGAACTGAACCCAATTCCTATCACCAGTGGAAGAATCATTCATAATGACGGTGCAGTTGAAAGTAAACCAATCATCAGAATTGAAGGTGAAGGGTCAGTCACATTAAAGGTCAACGATAAAACAATCAAGGTCAATGTTAGTGGTCATTTGGTGATAGATAGTGAAAGACGATTATGTTATCGTGATGACGGAACTTTCCAAAATACAAATTTAACTGGTGAATATCCAGCGCTTGAGAAGGGAGAAAACACAATCACTTGGACTACACAAGGTACAGTCGATAAAGTAACAATAATGACGAATAGGAGATATTTCTAAGATGATTCAAGTTTATAGTGCTAACAATAGGGACTTCACTCGTAATGGTGATATTACCCTTATAAATTGTACATCGTGTGAACTCACAGTCACATTGAATAGTACAAATGCCATTACCTTAGTTCATCCAATAGATGACGAGGGTAGGTGGAAGTATATAGAAAAGGAGTGTGTACTTAAAGTACCTGCACCAAATCTACCAGATCAATTATATATTGTTAAAGATGTAGTAACGACTCAAGATGAAGTCACTGCAACAGGGGTTGCCTATTTCTTAGGTACTAAGAAGGTGTTAGTCGATGTTAGACCTACAAACACAAACGGTCAAGAAGCACTGGACAAGATATTTGAAGGGACACCATTTATTGGTCATTCTGACATTACAAACCGTTTCACAAGTTACTATATTAGGAAACAGTTAATTGATGCAATCATGAGTGATGATGATAACTCAATGATGACCAAGGTAGGTGGTGAACTTTTCATCAACAATTTTGATATTTACTTTAACAGTATGATTGGAATTGATACTGGTTATAGATTCGAATATAACAAAGACATTACATCAATCGAAGATAACAGTAATACAACGGATGTTTTAACAAGGGTCTTACCATTAGCTTATGAAGGAAGAACCCTTCCTGAAAACTTCGTGGATAGTCCACTGATAAATTCTTATAAAGAAATTTATGAGGATGTAGTTGAATTTGAAAACTACAAACTTGCAAGTGACTTTGAAGAGGACGAGGAATACGGTGAGGACGATATTGTTTTCAAAACCGATGAACAATTATATGCGGGATTAAGGAAAGCAGTCAAACAACTGTATGATAACGGTTTGGATAAACCGACAATGTCAATCACATTTGATGTGGCAACTCTTGAACATATGGAAGAGTTCAAAGGATATGAGAACCTTTTAAAAGTAGGTTTAGGAGATAGGGTGCAATTATATTATCCACCACTTGATATAGATGTTACATCACGAGTTACGGCTTATATTTACAACTGCTTAACAGAAGAATACTCCAGTATAACTATTGGTGATATTGTAGACGGATTCGTTGAAATTGCAACCTCTACTAATGAGAAGTTAAACAATATCCTAAATAAAAATGGTACGGTTTCAGGGGGCAGTATCAATGGAACTATCAATGCCCTAAACACTCAATTTAAAGCACAAAGGGATGTTGCAGAGAAACAACACGTTAGGGCGATGTTATTTGAGGACTTAGACCCCGAGTCACCAACTTACGGTGCTATGTCAATCGGTACTATGGGATTCGAGATAGCATCAGAACGAACAGAGGACGGTCGTGCTTGGAAGTGGTCAACATTTGGTACTGGTCAAGGATTCGTTGCCGACCAAATTGTTGCAGGAGTCCTAAGTGCGGTTATAATCCAAAACACAAGTGGAACTTTCCAAATGGATTTAAGTCATAACAACGGAATGATATTCCGCAGCAATAATCACGACGCAATCAAGATTCTAGGACATAACATCTATATGTACGATTGGAAAGGTAATAATGGAATAGTTGGAGCGATACAATCGGTCGTTGACATGGGCGATGATACTGCAACGGGTATTGCGTTAAACAATAAAAAGAACGGGTATGTGGCGATTACATATGACGGTACACAGGGCACACCTTCATATATGACATTTGATAAGTATAACATTAAGTCACCCGATTCAACACCACACCCAATCAATGTGCATGAGGATATGGAGATTCGACCTAATGCTAAATTATTCGTAGGCGACCATTATCTGCAATCTACTAGCAATAAAGAATTATGTTTATGGGATTCTGACGGTCAATGGATTGCGTATATGAATAAAGCAAGGGACGCAATCGAACTTGAAAGGGATGTTAATATTTATGGGGATTTAACTGTTGCAGGAACAAAGAATTGTGTTCAACATACCGATTCATACGGTGTAAGGTCATTCTATGCCGTTGAGGATGCAGAGAACTATTTAACAGATAGGTCATCAGAAGTATTCGACATGGAGATTGATTCAGAAGGTCGATTCACTCGTCGTATAGATTTAGACCCAGTGTTCATGGAGTGCGTTAATACTGACATTGATTACACAGTTGAGGTCATAAAACAAGGTTGGGGTGACTTTAGAATATTAGAACAGACTCGAGATCACTTTATTGTTGAGTCAGATTGCGACGACTTCACATTCAAGTATGTTGTAACTGCTAAACGTAGAGGATTCGAAAACGAAAGATTAAGACAAATGGAGGGAAGAAATGAGCCTATCAGATAAATTTGAACCCGAGTTAATATCGTTGGATATTGCAAAAGACCAACATATTTTCGGTGGGAAATTAAAACAACGAGATATAAACACAAGACGAAGAAAACTTCAATTTACATATGACGGTAAACCGATTGATATTGCAGATACAACTTGTACTGCTTATGTTAAGAAACCAACAGGGGAGTTGGAAGAAATGAATTGCCAAGTTAATGGTGATTATGTCGTTCTCGACTTTCCAACAAGCACACGAGCAGTTGACGGTGAAATCAATGTCGAGGTTAAACTTGCAACGGCAGATGATGATGTGTCGACATTCTCACTAGATTTTGAGGTTGTGCCGTCACTGATAGATGATAGAGCAATACAATCATCAAATGAGTTCACTGCTTTACAAGAGTTGATTGCCGCAATAGGTGGAATTACTGATATACCAAAAGACCTTGCACTAGATAAATTAACCAGTTTGTTATATTTAATAGATGCACAAGGGAATAAAATTGGTAATGGTGTCACACTTGACGGACTTGGGGGTGGTGATTGTGATGTTCCTAAACTATGTGTAGTTTGTGGAGATAAACAAGACGGTGACACTTCGGATGCACAAAGGATTCAAAGGGCGATTGATTCATCACAAATGGGTGATACGGTGTTATTTCCTAAAGGTGATATTACGATAGATCAAACAATCACTTTAAAACCAAATCGAAGATACGTTGGTCATGGGTGGGCAACTTTAATAAAAGCCGCAGACAACGCAAATCTTGCCGAAATGATTGGTTTACCACATTCAACAAGCAATTATACGACCGTAATAGAGAATATGCGACTAGACGGCAATAAAGCTAATAATGGAAGTCAAACTGGACTTTACATTGGTTCAATGGTTCACAGTTTCCTAAAAGACATATACGTTACATATTGCACTGGAACTGGAATATACATCGACGGCAATAAAGATTTTAACTCTAATACAAGCAACATCATAAATTGTCGTACTTACGGTAATGGTCGTTTTGGAATGTATATAAGTGAATGGTGTATGGATATGCACATCTTACAAGGTGATTACGGAATGAACCAAATGGACGGAATGTATTTACGTTGTCCGTCATCTTCGGTTAGGGATGTAACTGTTTGGGGTAACATGGGTAATGGTTTATACCTTGAACACAATGCAACATCAATGCAAATATGGAATAACCAAATTGAAGGTAATGCACAAAACGGTATATTCACAGAAGCATCGTTTGGACTTATATCAGGTAATAAAATATATGATAATGCAAATATACCTGCTAATTATGGCAAATACGACGGAATATACGTTAATGCCAGTGAAACATATAAGGATAAACCACTAGAAGGTATAAGTATACTTAACAATAAAATATTTGGTGGTTTATACCAAAACACAGGTATTCACAGATACGGTTTAGCCATGGATAAACACCACAAGAATTTTGCTATCTATGGTAACGACTTCTTTTATCAAAATAACTGGACGATGAGTGAAGCAGGTAAACGTGTATATGGTATTAATGAAACAGATAAAACCGATTATAACTGGTGTACTGCATTTGCCACAGTTAATATGAGTGCAGACCAAAATGCAACCGCATATGCAGACACTAAGATTAATTTTGATACTGCATCAGTCGACATCGACGGTAATTATAGTGGTGGAAAACTTGTAATCAAAGATGCAGGGTACTATAAATTACATTGTAATATTCATGTAGATAATGCAAGTGCTACATCTTACAATACACTTTCATTCTATGTGAACAATGCAAATATATCAAGAGTAGCAGGTGCATATGGTGGTGGAACAAACTTCTTAACATTAAGTGGTTCGACTACATTATATTTAGAAGTCGGTGACGAAGTGGAAGTTTATTTCCGTTCAACTGAAAATGTAAGCATTAACAGTGCATCTTATTTATCATCAGTAACATTATCAAAAGCATAGGAGGACAACATGGCATTAATAGATAAATTCGACCCCGAACTAATTGTACTGGACTTATCATATGACCAACATATATTCGGTGGTAAGGTAAAGGAAAAAGATTTAAATACAAGACGAAGAAAAATTAAATTCACATACAATGACCAGTTAATTGATCTCACTGGTATATCGTGTCGTGCTTTTATAAAAAAGCCTGATGACACAATATCATACATCACTTGTCCAGTGATAAACAACGAATATGTGTTACTGGACTTCACGACTAACAGTAGGGCAGTAGGTGGGATAATCAAAGTTGAACTTGGTGTATCTTTAGCAGACCAAGAAATATCATCATTTATAATGGAGTTCGAAGTTGTCAATGCACTTAGGGATGATTCGGCAATACAATCATCAAATGAGTTTGGGGCACTACAAGACATTATAAACACTGTTGGGGGTCTTGCCGATGTCCAACAAAGGTTGACAGACATAGAATCTACTACGGGGCAATTAAAGACAGATACAGAGCAGTTAACGAATACAGTTAACAATCTATCTCAAACAGTAACAACAGAAATCACCAATATAACTAAGGTCACTAATAATTTAACTACTGAAAATGCAGAGTTAGTTAAAAAGGTTTCTGACCTAACGACAAGGGTTGCCGCACTTGAAGGTGGTGGAGGTGGTGGCGGTGGAACAGTCATCAACAATAGTTTAAACGTTGGTCAACTTCCCGATTGGTATACTCCACCAACTATAAAAGGAACTGAACTTGGTAAAGACGGAACACCTTCCGACCATAACTACGAAGATTCAATTAACTGGATATTAGAGCCTGCGAGAAAAGCGAATCCAAATTGGATAACTCGTTCCGTTCTTGGTAAGGATCAATCAAATACATATAACATCTATAAATATGAATTTACACCAAAACAATACGACAAGATTATGTTAGTCACTTGTAACCTACATGGTAACGAGTACACATCATTCTACGGAATGTGTCGTTTTATAGAACAGTTTACTGATCCTAATTTAACAGACCCTAACCTGTTATATTTAAAGAACCAAGTTAAAATTGTACTTGTACCAATTTCGAACCCTTGGGGATTCGTAAACAGTAAAAGACAAAATTCAAGGGGAGTTGATCTTAACAGAAACTTTGATTATAAATGGTCATCTTATACTGACGGAGCAGGTGCAGGTCAAACATATTATAAGGGTACTGCACCATTTTCAGAAAAAGAAAGTCAAATACTTAGGGACTTAATGCAAGACTTAGCCGATGATACACGATTCAAAGTGGCATTGGATTGGCACACATTAATAACTATCGAGGCAGAAAAAGTATTCTACTATCCAAAATACAGAGATAATCTCACTAAAGAATATGCAAAGATGTTATTAACACTAGAACCCGATACTGGAAAAGATAGAACTATAATGGCATCAAGTGATTTACCGACTCAATCTTGTTGGGCATCTTATGTCGTTGGAGTTGAAGCCTGTAATCCTGAATGGAATAATGCAGCCTATGGTGGAACTAGAAACAGTTTCCTAATGACTCGACACGTTGAGTACTTCGCCAATACTCTTATAACTGCGGCTAAACATTGTAAGGAAAGACGATACAAAGTCATAGAACCATTTACAAGACATTATTATTTTGAGGCAGACACAACAAAGACATCAGAGGACGGCAACAGATACAGTGCCGACGGTTGGAGATTATTAAAGAATACTAACGGAACTTACTCAACAATGTCTTGTTCTGATATTGATGTGGAAGTTGATGCCCAATACCTAGTTAAAGCTAATGGTTGGGTTAAGGTCAAATGTAAAGCAGACTGCACACTGAACTTGTTCCCATTATTATGTCAAAACTATTCGACAGGACAAAACTACACATCAGTTCGTGACCAACGAAGAGGGGCAATTAAATTAAGCATAAAGGCAGGTAATGAGTATCTATTACCATTTAGTTCAAGTATCATGGCTTTTCCAAGTTGTTACAACGATAACAATTCACAAAGAGCCGATGTCGTGAACTTTAGGATTATGGGGTATGCAAGTGCCACAAATGCCGCATATATAAATGGATTCAATGTAACACTTGACTTCATACCAACTAACGAAGGTATTGGTTCAAGAGCATACAAAGTAACAGAAACTAAGATAACAGAAGTTTATCCAAAAACTTTAGAATAATAAATCAAAAGGGGGATTTTTAAATCATGGCAACATTAAAAAATAATTCAACACTACACAAAGCAAAGGTTACAGTCGACATACTTCCAAAAGGTTACTGTATACCTAATCAATCAATAACACCATTAGAGATAGCAATACATAACACAGGTGATTGGGATGTACCAGCTAAAAACTATCATGCTGCTTTAAAAAGATTCAACAAAGAAAATCCAAAATGGCAGGCTAGTTACCACTTTGTAGTGGATGATAAAGAGATATATCAAATGGTGGACACTCATAAAAAGGCATGGCACGTTGGAAACTATAACTATAAGGTTGTAGGAATAGAAATATGTATGTTCCACGATGAATCAAGACAAAAGGTTGCAGAGGATAATGCAATAGCTTTAGTCCTTGAATTAATGAATATGTTAAATATAAAGGATGTGGCAAAAGTAAGACCACATTCTGATTATATGGTTAAGCATTGTCCTGAACTAATACTTGATAGGGACGGCAGTTTAGCCAAATTCAGAACTAGAATAAAAAACTTTAAATCACAAGATCAATCAGAAACAACTCCATTTGTTGTTAGAATAATATGTGATAGTTTAAATGTTCGTAAAGGTGCAGGTGTATCATATGATAAAGTAGGGGAACTACAAAAAGGGGATGCATACACAATAGTCGAAGTTAAGAATAATTGGGGTAAATTAAAAAGTGGACTTGGTTGGATAAGTCTTGGCACAAAATACGTTGAAAAGGTAGGTAAATAATATTATGGAGATTCCTGTTAGAAGTTTGTTCGAAGTCGTTGTTATAGTAATGATAATAAAATTAATAGTTTCAAATTACCAACCACCAATTCAAGAGTCAATACAAGCTATAATTTGTATTGCCATAGGAACTGTTATTGGTTTATTAATTGATCCTTCGGTTGAAGGTTTAACTACTGCGATAATAAGTAGTGGTATTGGTTTCTATGGTGAGGAATTATGGGCGGCCTTAAAGTCAAATGACATTAACCCAACAGAAGAATTTACAACTAAATATACTAAGAAATAACCATGAGATAGGGGAGGATTCTTCGGAGTTCTCCCCTATTTTTATTTTCGAAAATTATCCATGTTCGAAGAAAATCCGTTTTCGGTCGAAGTATTGGAATCACTCGAATTGACCATGGTCTGAAAAACCTATTTCCGATACCCCTACTTCCGATTATCCACGACATAAAAATAAAATATAATAAAAATAAAATATAATAAAAATAAAATATCTGTTGTTGTAAGCTCGTGCCGAGCAACCTTCCCTTCGGATAACAAATTTCTTTTTTTCTTTTTTCTTAATTCATAGGGGTACGATATAAAGTTTGATTACCAAATGGAGATTCTATTACTCACTACATCATGTGTTTTATTTCACCTTTAGGAAGTGGATATTCTTTGATTTAAAAATAGATATTTTATCTAAAAGATACTAGATATTTTGTCGCAACTATGCTATTATTTATATTGTCGAAAGACATGGAATAATGAAAAATTTAATAGAAGAAGGGGATCATTAAACATGATACAAATTGAAATGACTAGAGAAAAAGAATGTACTATCAATCTAAATGGGAACGGTGGGGAGTTACTAGAAGAACTAGCAATCGCAGTTAACAAGGTTTGCACTACGATTGCAAATGAAACTGACGAGGACTTCGAAAAAGTACTTTACAACGTTTATAAGATAAGTAAATTACACCATTTAAGAGATAAAGTAATGACAGAAGAAAAGCAATCCCCAAGTGAGTTGATAAAAGTGTTGCTTGATGCAATTCACGAACTTGATAATATAAAAAATAACCATTAACTTTTTAACCCTCATTCACACACCAAGTCCCGTAAAAATTTACGGGACATTTTTTATTTAAAAAAAGCTAGTGATTGCAACAAAAAAACCCATTCACTTGGAACGGGTTTAAGATTGAAACAATGTTTTTAACGTTAAACTGTTGACGAATAACGTTAAATATGCTAATATAATATTAACATAAAATTTAATACAAGATTTTCATACTTTCATTATAACACATTTAGCAGTAAAATCAAGCCATAGCAGAACATTCCAAATACTAACAACTCATGAATCTTGGTTAAATTTTAAAACGATTGATACAAGAGATAATACAAGATAGGAGATTGAAACAATGACCGTAAATTATATGAATCAGACATCATTTGAATATGGAACATTAGAGCAGAATTACACTACATTAGATAATTCGATATTAAATGAAAAAAATATATCGGCTAAAGCAATCGGAATATATTGCAAGATAGTACAATTTAGAAATTCAAGTACACATAAAATATATGTGAACTCATTAATATCATCTTTAAAAGACGGTAGAGATTCTATCTTAAGTGGACTAAAAGAATTAGAGGACTTCGGATATATAGCAAGAATAAGATTAAGAGATACAAAAGGGAGAATGTGTGGTTATAAATACTTTGTGTATGCTAAACCTATCCCAGTGGACGATAGAAACGGAATTAAGGACTTCATACAAGATGACCAAGGTAATTTATCACCAGTGGTTGCTAAAGACCTTAAACCATGTGCAGCAACACCAACAAAACAATCAAACCAATATAATCAAAAAGAGAATGATTTAATTGATCTTTATAAAAACAGTCATGTGGAAAAAAGAGTTATGCCACAAACTAAAGAACTATTATTATCATATGTTAACGAATTTGACCTTGCAGTGTTTGGTGAAGTTTTAGCAAATGCATCTTCTGATGATGTTAAAAAGAAATATGGTTATTTAAAAACTACATTAGCAAACTTAAAAGCAAAAGGAATACATACAATAGAAGAATATAACAAAGACACTGATGCCTTCAAAGGTAGAATAGAAACAAAAGTATTAACTAAGAAATTAAAAGAAGAATATGTAAGTATGGGACTTGACGAGAACGGACATTCTACAACACCAGTAGAAGTTCCAGCGGGACAATTTGACGAATCAATGATTGATGACGATACAACTTTAGAGGATATAAATTATTACACACCGAATGGAAACGTAGAGGGGCAAATGGATATATCAGACTATAATTTATCAAGTGAAGAACCTGTTACAGG